GTTTCTACGAGTGTTAGATGAGCTATCTACTCTTTTAGTAAATGTAAAGTAGTCTTTAAATCCTAATGAGTTTAACCATGAAAACTGAAAGTGTTCAAAGTCATTACATTGAGCATCTACTATATTAAATCTCTGTGCTTGCATTAGATCTTGGTCATCTAAGTCATTAACAGTAGTAGAACATAAACTGTTACTATATGCAACAGGTACTACGTAATAGTGTGTTGTCCCCGCCGGGATAGTAATACTTCCAGGTAAATTGTAAGGTCCTGTTGCTAGTGTAATAGCAGCTAAAGTATTTGAGACACCAAAGCCATCACCAATAGATGCATTAGGTCCACCACTATAACTCGTAGTATTAGGAACAATTACTGGTAAACCTTGAACCAGGTCATCTGTACAGAAGTATATCTTCCAAGCTTCTATACCTCTGACTTTAGTGTTAAGGTTACCTCTACGGTCTATAGTCTGAAACCAACTCGTAGTAGTCATATCATCTGAATATACATTACGTGTGGATATGTTCTGATTAATAGTAATATAATCTTGTATGTCATCTCCAGTGTCTGCTGGTCCTGTTAACCATTTAATATCTGTTAGTGCTAAACCAACTCTGTTTACTTGGTTACAGTTGTCAACACCATCAGTAACCTCTGCTTGGTATGCTTCTGCATAGAAAGGCACTTCGAAGTATTTCTTAGAACCACCATAAGCAATATAAGGTCCATAACCAACAGGCATCAGAGTAACCACACCACCTACTTCATAACCTATACTGAGAGTGTATACAACAGATTCAGCTACTGAGTTTCTAATGGAGTTATTAGTTGCTGGTCCGACACCTAGAGAATCTATATTATCATCAGGTGGTGCTACCTTAGACTGCAAGATATTCTGCATATCAAAGATGGCTTTACCATATGAATTTGGTGTTTGTCTGATGTCTGCAAGTGGTGTTGCTCCTCCGTCAAAGATTCTAAGAACATACTTGTCTTCTGCTGACGAGATGCCTGATAGTGTAATAGGGTTTGGACCATACGCCATATCAAATGGTGTATTAGGTAACTGTGATATTGTAATAGTTGTTGGCATAATTTAGAATGCTTGTATTATTTTTGTTTGTATTCTTGTCTTAACTCTTTCTGTAATTTCATCTATGTCGAACCAACCAATGTTTTTATTAAAACCTGTATAGTAAGCTCCCCATCCTTTTGATGGTTGTTTAACACCAAATTGGTACCTACCGCCATCGCCACTTCCTTGTGGAAAGTTCTCGTCAGGTATCACTTGTCCACCTCTTGGGTTTGTAGCTCTGTCGCCTCCTTTATATCCAACTACTCCATAGTTCTGAAAGACACCATAGTCATTCATACTAATAGCAAACTGAGTTGGTTGCACTGACAAACTAATACTAGATTGAAGAGCTCCTGCTCCTTCACCATTTCCACGTGGTGCATCTGAACGTAACTCGCTAGTAATTTCATTGCCAACCTCGATGAGTATTGGTGCGAGATCTCTCATGGTCTGTTCCATGCCAGCTAATCTTTCTTCTAGTCCTGCGAGTGAATCAGCCATTAGTTAAAAGGTGTTATACAATCGTTTATTGGTATTGGCACCTGTATCTGTATACCTGCTGTCATACCTGCTAGTTCATCTTGGAATCTCTCTACAAATGGTGTATAAGTTACAGTAAACTGCATGTCTTGTTTACCAGCTGAATTCCATATGTGTGCTATAATATCATCACAGTATTGTTGACACTGAGATTGGATAGTTAAGAAGTTCTCATACTTATCACCCTCTTCATCTCTTGCCATATCCATCATAATCATATTAAACTGGTATGTTACTGTAGCCTGAGCTCTCTGATGTGTTGTAGGATTAAGAAAGCAATAAGGGTAATTAACTTCCTCGTCGCCATTAGCGGATTCATTACGGGTCTTGATGTCTGAGATCGCTCCATAACCAAAGTCTTCAATCATTAGATGGTCGAAGCTAGCTTGTTTGAATAGATCTACTATTTGTTTGTAGGTAAACATATTATCTGTATTGTGTTTTTATCTTTGAGTTTTGTTCTATCTGTCTCATGTTCTCTTCTAACTGTCTTTCTTTTCTGAGTGCCATGAAGTTTAAGGTCTTAATTAATGGTTGGTCTGTGACTGCATCTAATCTTAGTATGTCATCCTGTGCAAGATCTACTATAATCTTATACCAGTTTCTGGCTACTAGGTCATTCTGTATTGTGTCAACCTCGGTGGTCTCTGGTTCATATTCATCTTCATCATCTAAACCAAATAGTTCTTTATACTGTCTGAATATACCAAGTCTGTAATTAGTCCACTGTTCAATTGCCCATAGTGCTTCATCGGCATACTCAGTATTAGGTGTTAATATATCTGACATGGCTTCGAGATGTTGGTGTGTACCCATCGCGATGTAACTATCAAGATCTACAAACTCTCCGAATGTTAGAGTATCTAAGGGTTTAATCTGTGATTGAATTCTAGCATTACACATTTGAACTATGATAGCAGCTCCGAGTTCTAAGACATCTGGTGTACCTTTGATTAGATCTCTTTTGTCCACTCCTGTAATAAGGTTAATAATAGTTGGCCAGTTTGCAGCATTGGAAAAGTCATAACGCATAACAGAACACCACTGTTTGATTGTGAGTCTGTCATTAAACTTGTATGTCTTATCATTAACTATTATCTCCATACTATTAAATATATTAATTGGTTATTGTGAATTATCTGATGCCTATGTATGCATACTGACCTGTTTGTTTATTTTGTAAACGATTCCAGTTTGAAATACAGAGTGCTATAATAATATCATCATGAAATGGTGTGCGTGATGCATAACGTACTGTTCTTGTTTTAGGATTATATGACATCTCAAAGACTTCTAATTCATGGTGTAACTCTGGAAATAACTCTTGTGATGGTATACTTATTTGATTATCATTGAATGCAAGGATTAAACTTTCTACTATATCTTTCTTACTTTGATTTGATGTAACAAATGGATGTGTATCTTGGTATTGCTTCTTTATAGATTCAAAGATTACTGTTCCCATTGAGTTAGTCTCTATCATTATAGTTGCGTTGTATTTGCGAGCGAGTTGTAAGATGTTTGATTGCATCACATCCCAATCTTTTTGATTATCTCTGTAGATCTCAATAACATTTCCTTGTTGATCCATTGCTACAGCTACTGTATAATCTGATTCTCTACCTAAATCGACACCAATAAAGACTTTGCCATTTCTTTGTGGATATTGGTCAAATGTATTAGTGTTGAAGTTACTAAATACTTGTGATTCTCCTTCTAAGAACTCTCCTTGGTATTCTGCTCTGTATATTGCATCTGGTAAAACTTTTTTGGCTGCTAAGACTTCTTCTTGATCTATATAAGGATTATCACCTTGGTGCATGCGCACGCTAGCATAGTTGGTGTACTCAGGGTTCTCACCAAGTTGGTACATGTTATACCACCAGTCTCTGCCACGTGGTGTGCTGAACAGGACTACTTTTTTACCATGAACAAGTGCTGTTGGTTCTATAGCTCTACGGTATGCATCCTCTGTTTGGTATGCTGCCTCATCCATAAATAGGTAGTCAAATGTATACCCTCTTAAACCATCCTCTCTTTCTGATGATCTGAAATAGATTTTACTACCTGTTCTTAGTTTTATCTCATGATTACTGAAGTTGGTTGCTTCTACTATACCTGAATCTTTAATGGCTTCATATAGATCTTCCATTAGTTTTCTTGCTTGTTGGTATATTGGTGCTATTATTCCTATCTTACTGCCTTTGTCATTTATACCATAGTATAAGATTAGGTTGATTAGTAGTAATGATTTACCCTGTTGACGCGGAGAAACCACAGTGATATACTTTTCAGTACCATTCACTATGGTATTAATTACTCTTTGTTGTCCTTGATGTGGATTAAATCCAGTTACTTCCATTATTTTTCAAAGTCTTCGTGCCACTCGGCGTCATGTATTCTTTTATCTGAATCTATAGTTGGTCCAAAATTAAACTTAAGTGACTTAAATAGATCTTCACCATCTTTAGCTGTTACTTCAGTTCTGGCTAACGCAGGTACAAATCTTTCAGATAACTTAATCATTAAGTCCATAGCTTTAGCAGGATCTTCTGATGCAACTTGGGATAACCATATAGTCATATTATCAAGATTGTTCTCTACTAGTAATGCAAATGCTTCTTTCATCATCTTAGTAGATTTGTTTGGTCCTGTTCTACCCTTTCTTTGTATGTTAGGATCGTTCTTCTTAAATGGCATCTTCGTCTTTTGTTTTTTTGTTAAGTGTGCGCAAATCTTTTACGGCTTTCTTAATTGCTTTATCTGTTTCACCTCTTACTGTATAAGTAATTCCTTTGATTGTTACTTCTTTTATTTTCATATTAAATAGTTTGTTTTTGATATTGACCGTAAACGATCTTCTTAGTATTTTCTACACATCTACCACATGATGTTGTCTTTTTATTAAGACCTGTTATATGGTTGTGTATATCAAATACCATTTGTAATGTTTGTTGTGGCAATCTTAGAGATATTTTAAATATCATCTCATTGTTTTTAATCCATTGGATTTGTTCTGTTGTTAGTTCTTGTGCTTTCATATTTTTAATAGTATTCTATAAATTAATTCTGATGTTATTGCGGCACATCCTGCCATTGCAAATCCAATCCATCCATGTTCTAACATAAATGGACCTATACTTAACCAAAATGTTAAACATTGGTTACACTTAAATGGTTTGTTTGGTAACCATTCAAAGTTTTCTAAAAAGTCTGCAGCTAAATGTCCAAATGCTGCCATTCCTAATATCTCAATTATCATATCTTATATTGTTTTGTTTTAGTTGGTATTGTATGTATTCAATAGCACTCTTTACTGAATGTGCAATTGCTGTTCTTGGTATCTTTGTCTTTCTAGATAATTCACTAAAGTTAGGTGTTTCTGACCATTGTTGTAACAGTTCTGCCATTTCATATAGCTTAATATCTCTATTACCACCTTCGCCATCAGTGTGTTTCATATCTTCTATTTGACCAAGTATAGCTTCTATAGCTATTTCTTTTTCCATGTCAAACTCTTCTACTTGTCCAAGTGCATCATCATAGATAGTGTGACATGGTTCCATTCTACCTTTCTGATGGTATTCTGTATAATATTGAGATGTGTTTGACCAGAACGATCTGTGTATCATTCCAGACATAAATCTCATAGCTTCTCCTGCTTGTATTAGTTCTTGAGCTCTTTCATGTTCAGTAAACTTAATAATACAAAAGTGTGCAACATCTTCCCACTCACTATTTGATTTACAAATCTTTTTGGACATAAGCATTATTTCTTCATAATTATCTTCTAAGAATCTATTCAAGTGTATCAAATGTTTTTAATATATCGTTTAGTAGTGCACACCTTTCATACTGTTCAATATCTTCTAAAGTAAAAAGATCTTCACGTATTTCTAGTATAGCATCAGCTAGATTCATATTGTTTCTATCATAATAATATTCAAATACCCTTTCTTTTGCAATCTCTTGATCTTCAATACTGGCATTTGGATAATCATCATAGACTATTCTATCTAGCTTTTTTCTTCTCATCTCTGTCTTGTTTTCTAATATAACCTTCAGCAACTCTGCTAATTGAAAACTCTGTTACTTGATATGTATTCTTTCTGTATCTACCATGAGTCTCTGCTATATTATCTTGCAGAATATTATGGTTAACACAACCTAAGATATACATCCATACTAGGCGTTCTCTTTCTTTTGAGAACTCTATGTAATCTACAGATTTCTGATTGCCTCCACGCATAGGTAGGTATGGCATCTTAAATACCAGAGTGTGATCATATGGTTCGCCAAACTCCATTAGACCAGTTTCCTGTTCTTGTAACCATTGAAATAGACCTGCTGATCTTTTATTACACATAACACCTGCGTCCTCTTTATGTAGGCTATACCATGTATCATGTCCATATTTCATTGTTACTCTATGTGCAAATGCAATTAATAATAATATCGATTCGTCTTTAACGTCTTTAGCCCAATGTGGAATTTGTACTCTCATAAGTTTGTTTTATTATATATCTAAATTCTGCAGCCTAGCTTTTAGCTCTTAGATTTGTATCTTCTATCACAAGACGATCACACATTTCCCATATTCTATCTTTAACTCTAATACCGTACTTTTCAATCATTGCCTTTTCACCTAAGTTAGTAGTAAAGATAAGTTTAATCTTTTGATCTGACATTTGATTAATATCATAAATTCTTTGTACTACATATGCAACTGGGTCTAGACCATTACCAAAATGTTTAACGTCATCTTCTAAACCTAAATCATCTATAATAACGGTTTTGTCTTGATATTCTACTTGATTTTGTATCAACGCTTTAACTGCTTCTAATCCATTTGCTTGGAATTCCATAGCAAGTAATGATGCACTAACCATTCTTTGTTTTGCAATTAGAGTAGTCTTACCTACGCCCGGAGATCCTATTAATATAGATCCATTTTTAGATTTTTGTAACCATTCTTTGGCTTCTTCTCTGTTTAATTTAACTGATGTTGTCATAATCTTGTATAAATGTTTTTGTTTTGTTTTCTGTTATATTGTTTTGTTTCTGTTTTGTTTCTTCTTCTGCTTTTAACCACGCTTCTGAATAACATTCTTGATCTATATAGTTTTGTAAAGATTTAACGTATTGTCCTGCTACTGTTAAATATCTTTTTAGGTTTGTAGCGGCAAGTTTAGCTTGATCAATATCCAGTTGTTTAAACTTCTTTAGTCCATGCTGACGATTACCTATTCTATTCTTAGGATAGAATTCTACTATCTTAAAAAAGATCTTACCGAGAATATCATCAGTCGTATCGACTAACTTAGTGTTATTGTCAATTGTTTCTGTTAATGTTAATTCTTGGTGTTTCTTGTCAACTTTCTTAACCTTTAAAGATTCAGTTTCTTCATGTTTATAGGTTAAGTTAAAGAACTTATATAGATTGTCTTCGCATATACCATAATGATATTTAGGTGGTATACCAGATCTTTTAGCAGTTATGAATCCTTTATCAACTAATACTTTAGTAGCTTTCCTTATCTGATGTTCTGATAATGGTAAATCGTTAACTAGTCTAGATTGTTGTTGATAAAATGGTTCTCCTTTTTTAAAGAAAGAATCTGCTAAATCTACTAAATGTTGTAGTAGTATCGTTTCATGTAAACCTATTGACATAGCTAATTCTTTATTAACTATCCAATAAGCTTGCGATCCTATTAATTGTTTTAGATTCATATTACCAGTTATAGATTATTCTTTTAACTGTAGTAGTAGATCTACCTGTTGCATCTGCAATTTGTTTAATACTGTACTTCTGTAATCTTAGTTTTAAGATTGTTTGTCTTTCTTTGTTTGTTAGAAAGAATTTACCTTTTGGTTTTTCGTTGATTTCCATAATTTAATTGTTTGTGTTTATTTATTATATTTAGTGTACTCGCGCACATAGGACTTACCCTGTACGATTGATTTAATAGTTCCTTTAGACACATCGTAGTATCTTGCTAACTGATTCTGGGTAGCTCCCTTGTCATAGAGCTCTCTAATCTTTTCAGCTTGATGAAAGCTTAGTTTACGTGATTGATATTCCATATTATTTATGTTTGTTTGATTATTATATGGGACAGGTGGTCTTTGTTTCATAAATTATATATCTATGTTATTTTAGAAAAAAGTCACTTGTCAATCTCGATGCAGCATAGACGCAAAAAAAGGGTAGAGATTATGAAAACTCTACCCTTTGTATCAATCCGTAAAAGTAAAAAAAAATAACAGAACCATTAAGGTTCAATAAAACATAAACATAGCGGTCAAATGGCATTAATCACGCTAGATAAAAATAGATTGATATTAATTATATATCTTACTTTATTTTTGTTTCAATTTATTATGAAATAACTAAAGCTCCTGCATTTGACACAGTTAATGTGTATGCTGTTCCGTTTGGAGATAGCATTGTAATACCATTACCACCAGTTCCACCATCAGGTGCAACTACATATAATGCTCTAACGTGAGTAGTGTCTGCATTTATACTTGTAACCTGGCGCCCCATTGCTACCGCTCCAGCTTGACCAGCTGATGTTTGCTGCCCGAATGCTACCGAACCATCACCCGAAGCGACCGAAGTTCTACCAAAACTAATAGCATATGAGGTAGTGGCTTCTGCATATTGTCCAAAAGCTGCCGCATGCGTACCATTGGCGACCGCATCTTGGCCATATGCCATGGCGCCCGTGCCCCCGGAAGCCGAGGCTCCGTTACCAATCGCGATTGAATTACTTACACTTGCATTTCCTGTAGCTCCTGTTACAGCACTCTGTACTGAATTAGAACCAGTACCAGCTACCATACCAGCAGATCCACCTGCTGCAGCTATAGTTAAATCATTACCACTATTAGTTAAAGTAATATTAGTTCCTGCTACAAGAGTTGCTTTAGACTCATTTCCAAGTTGATCTGTTAATTTAATATCAGCATTTAATCCATCTTGTACTGAACCTATAGTATAAGTAGTGTTATTATCACCAGTTACTGTTGCTGATGTAAAGTCTGCATTTCCTGTAAACTTAATTGTTGTTGTTGATGCTTCTAATGGTAGTGCTGTACCTACACCATCAGAGATCACTCTGTTTGTTCCATCAAGAGCTGCATTATCTAAAGTCTTTAATATACCTTGATAAGTAGCGTCTATTTGTTGTCCTGTTAATGTTGCCATAATTTATTAATTTGTATTTATTTTAATTTATGTTAGTGACCATGTTCTTGTTTCAGCTTCCCATTGATTTGTATTTAAATCCCATTGGAATGTTGGTTGTGGAACTGGTGCTTGTGATAATGCATACCACCATGTTCCATTTTGTGGTGCTGTAATACCATAGTAATTTGCTAATGCAATAGTCCAACTTCCATAAAGAGGTTGAGTTATTCCAAAATTAATACAAAGTGCTTGTAACCAACTTGAATTTACTGGCTCTGTAACACCTAAATATTCACAATAACCTTGTAACCAATTACCATTAACTGGTTCTGTTACTGCTCCTTGACTTTGAATTAATACGTATTGTTGTTGTACTGATTGCATATATTATTTTCTTAATTTTGTGACAGCATCAATGACTCCCTGTGTTCCTATATATACTGTTGCTATAGTTACCCAATCTGATGATGTTAGATCACCAAACACAGCGAGGGCAGTTGCTATGATGAATACAAACAACTTCTTACTAACCCAGCTATTTAACTTTTTGTCCAATGTTCCCATTTTTACGTAAGTATATTTTTAACTTTTTAACATTATTGCGAGTAGCCTTAGTTGCAGCTGCTACAGTCGGGGTCGCAATCCGTCCCGCAATCTGCGTATATCCAGAGATCTCTTTCATTTCTAGTTGTTGGTATTTTAGTTACTAATTGATTTTGATATGCTTCACCTCTATCAGGTTGCATACCATCTGTTCCAGGATTTTGATATTCTGGAAACATACCAGGATTATCACTTAAATATTCCCTTAATCTTTCATCATAGAACTGTGCCAAGTTCATGGCATTCTGTCTAAGATATTTCATATCTTCCAATGTCGATGCAGCAGTTTCTTCTGAAGTTCCACTAACAATTCCTTTTTCTACTAATTTATATTTTAAACTAGGTAACACTAAATACAATGCATATTGCATAAGTGAAGGTCCAACATAGTCACGTAAGAAATTATTCTCGTTAGTAGTTAAATCATTTGCTACAACTCCTGATTTTAATCTATTATAAAAACGAGATCCTAATGACTGCTGTGTATACACACTTTGTGCATTTAAAATGCTTGGTGTAAGAACATCAATGCGTATGTTATTATCTAATGAAGTCCATTGCTTCATTCTTTGTTCACTAACTAGTAATACTGTGTCCATTTGTTTTATTATATTTCGTCTGGGTATACGTCTGCATCTCTTGTATTAGGTGCATCTTGGTTAATATCACCAGGTGCATCACTAACATCACTCATACTTAATAACCTATTTGGTTTAATTTTCATTTTAACATTATAACCTGCAAGTTTTAAAATATATCCAAAACTAGATAATATCTTTTTACGTTTAGGTTCAATTACTGTTCCCTCGAAGTGTGCATAAGCTACTGCGATCTCATCTGCATTATTACTAAAACCACTAGCATCTTTAATTCCCAATAAAAGTGGTGAAGTTATTCTATGACTTGTCAAAATTCTACTTGAAATTCGCTGTTCAAGTGTAATGTAATAGTCATCATTCGAAGCATCAATAGTTTGGACATCCATAGCTCTTTCAGAACCATCAGAGAATGTTAAAAAGAACTTCCCAGCATTAGATTCAGAACTAAATGTATTTTGAATTTCTCTATAAATTTCACGCTGTGCCTCTGGTGTAGGAATACCATTGTTCATTTTTATTATCATGGAAGGCATTAAATTTTGTGATATATTAGAATTGTGAAAGACACTAATTCTGTGATCTAAATTTATATCATTTAATGCACCAACATAACCAGGTAAAGGATAAACCTCATTGCCAGGAGTATAGTTAAAACAATAATAAACTTGACTTGCGTTGTCTCCTTTGTTATCTGTTGCATCAAAGCATTTATACGTTTCAAACGGATATTTACGAAGATTCGCCCAATTAGACGAATACATGTACTCATTAACTTTATCTTCTTCATCTCTTTTACCAGATCTAACGTTAGCAAACGGTAAATGGTAAATTTCAGCAATACCAGTTCCTTCTTTATTCCATATAACATTGATAGAATAACCCTGATATAACGCATAATCTAATGTAATTTTTTCAAGTATTTCATCTATACTTTCTCCAGCAGTATTGATATATTCATCACCAATAGTTTCTAAACCTTCTCCTAAAATACCTTCTTTAATTGCATCTACACAAGTATGGTGCATTGCAGAGTTATCATATAAATCAATTAATAATTGTGGAAATAAATTATCAGCACCAAAGCTCATGTAATCTTTTCCTCTAACTTCTTTAATTGCTGGTAATTCAATAGCTTGGAACTGAGATCCTTTAATTGAATATAAATTGTTATTTTCTTCCATATTTGTTTTTAATAATTTGGTCTATAATATACATCTGCTACTCTTTCTTCAGTGTCTGTTCCTGAATCATAAGCAACTGTTCCCATACTTCCTCCTGGTTCTGTAATTAATTTGGCTAAACCATATGATATTGGATTATCATTAATAGATAATGACCAATTATATACACCGTTCTTGTGTTCATCACCAAATCCAGTTGGAAAAGTTATACTGTACTTTGTATATCTATCTCCCGTAGTTAACGCAGTTGCAGTTAACTCCAATGGTTGATGACTATACTGACTAGTTAAAGTGAATATATAATCTGTCAATGTTTGATTAGCTAGATTTAAATATATGTAAGTTTGAAGACTACCTTCAATAGCGTATAACGTCATGTTAATTAACTTTGTTTCTATACTATTAAATATAAAAAACATAAAAGTTGGTGTATGATCTTAAAATGTGATAAATTTCTACCTATTGCCAGTATGGATGACGCAAGATTCATTCAATGGTTAGATCAAGTAAAACAAATGGACTGGTCTGACTATGAATTATGGGTATATGGTGGTATATTACACAAACCAATAACTAGAGATTTAGATGCTAGTTTAGTAGGTCCATGGAATCCTGATAGAATTAGACTACTTTTAGATGGAATGTACCAGACAGCGTTTGAACTACAAATAGAACCAGATATAAAGTACCAAACACTAGAACAGTTAACACAACCAGGCTCACCTCTGCTGTCAGGGTACCCACCTAGTATGTTATTAGTAGGTAATAAAAAACTATTATGTGGTAAATTAGGTGATGGTAACTTGAGATGGAAAAGATCACCTATAAAGACTATAAATCCACCTAAACAATTGATATAAAAAAAGAGGACCTAAGTCCTCTTTCTTCGTCATATATAGAGACAATCTATGTAGCTTACGCTACTACGATTGATGAATCTACAGTGTACATCGGGTGTGCTTCAATACCTCCGACAATGATCTGCATTTGGTTAGCGTCAGCATATGCTGTTCCACTAGCCGCAGTTCCAGAAATCATATATCCTCCTCTTTCTAATCCAACTGACCAGAATACTCCGTTATTGTCTTTAGCGATGATAATTAAATCAGTTGCTTCAGATAATAAAAGTAATTGGTTTCTCATATCAGTATTCATCTTGTTGAATACCATAGTTAATTGTTGATCAAATGTAGCAGTTCCAGCTTCTTGTGAAACTGTAATTGTACTATTTAAGTTAGAAGTTTGTCTTGGTGTTTGAAACTCAAAGAAATCCGATGGTCCGATTGAGCTCCCACCTACGGTGATTGCTGTTACATTTCCAGACGTTTCTGTGATTGATTGTACTGGACCATTAGCGATATAGATACTTTCTATACCTCCCTGGTTAGTATTACAATCTCTAGATAGTCCTGCAACGATATTACTACAAGCCATAATTTATTCGTGTTTTTTTAAGTTAATTATAATTAGGAGTGTCAATGCCTATGCAGCAAAAACACTCCTAATTTAAGGTTATTTATTAAGCCATGTCGTTTGTAGCGAAGACGTTAACCTCTCCTACTCCTACTCCTAATCTCCAGGCTGCTCTAAACTTCATTACATCAGCTGCTTCATCATAGAAGAAACGGAAGCTATCTAGCTCATCTGTCAATCCGGTAGCTGCAAGGATCATTTTACCTGGTCCAGCAAATTTGTAGTCAGAACCAACTAGCCCTGACGAGCGCACTACAGTGATATTTGTTCCTGGTAAGATAAGAATATCATTACCTTCAACTGAATTGAAGTGGTATAAGTTCTGTGCTACTAAAGCTCTAACTAGGGCCCTGTATGCGTCAGGAGAAACAGTCATGATCAAATCGTCTCTGTCTTTTACAGATTCGTCGATTGCATCATATAAATCAAGTGCTTGAGAAAATGCATTAGCTGCAGTCCATGCTGCAGGAGTACCTGCTTGTAAATTAGCTCCGTTTGCAGAAGTAATCTGTGCTTTTAATCCTGTAGTTGTACCGAAACCATTGATTAAGAAACCTTCATTGTATTTTCTTAATTTGTCAGTATAACTCTCCGCAATGACGTTCTCAAATGGTAAGAAGTCGTTACCAGTACCTGCGTTCATAAAAGAACTTTGGTACACCGATCTCAAATCTTCGATACACATTTCCGTCTTGCTCTGGAGAGACTCAATTGTGACGTTTACTTGAGAATAAGTTACTTCACCGTCTGAAGTCCATCCACAAGATAATGCTGATACAGGTAAGTCTGCATCAACTAAGTTAATTGCTACTGTTCCACTGCTGAAACCTGATCTTAAATCTACGTAGTCTAATAAGTCTGTTTTAAGCACGACCTTACTGATTAAAGAAAGTGATTCCTGGTCAGTATAGGCTGGTAGTGCTGATATGTCAAATCCAAATGCCATAATAATTAATTGTTTTTTTAGTTAAATTTATTTGTTGCGGATAGCTCTTAATGCATCCATTCTTTTTGCAAACATTTCATCTCTAATAACTTTGTTCTCAGAGAAAGTGTTGCGTACTGGTTTTGCAGCTGGTTCACCTGCTACTGTATTAAACCTTTCTTTTAAAAGATTTAGCTCTTTCTTTAGTTCTTCGATTACTTCGCCTTGAGGTTTAACGATTTCAACGATAGCTTCAACTAATTCATCCATATCAAAGTCTTTTTCTTTAACTTCGATTTTGATGTCTTCGTCTTCTTCCATCTCGATCTTTACTTCTTCTTCTTTTTCAGCTTCAACGTCAGCTGATTTTTCTTCGACAGAAGTAATTTCACCGTTTTCTCCGACAGTAACCAATAAACCATCAGTTGTTTCATGTACTCCAGCTGGAGCAAATGGGTCTTCAGATACACCTTCACCTGCTCTAATAAACAAGATTGCTCCTGCTTCTAGTTCACCTTCAGTATATACCTGGACGCCATCAACTAAAGTAGCCTCAGCCATTTTAGTTTCAACAACCTCAGTTGAAAGCATAACTTTCAACTTTCCAATTACGTCATTTACATTCATAATTTATAGGTATTTTTAGTTTAGTTATAGATGTGTTTCACCTATACTATTAAATATATGTTGCAACGGAATTGACAAAAGTTTGAAAATAAATGCTAAATAATTTTTTTATGTCAATTATTTGTGGTATATTAGTAGTATACTAATGGAGGTTACTACCTCACTAAACTAAATTAAAATGACAAAAGTACAATTAACAGAACAAGAATTAGAAAAGTATTTAGAAGATCCTAAAAACGTATTACAGGTATTTATGGGTGCTTTCGTAGACAAATATGGTTATGACCATTCTAAAGTAAAAGCAGAAATAGCAGAATCTAAAAATACTGCTACATATTGGAAAGGCAAAGAGTGGTACAATACAAAAGAAAATAGTGCACTAATTGGTCTTTTTCACAAAACCTTTAATATTATCTTTGGCGAAGGCACTACAGACTCTATAGAAGTTTATATGATCGAAACTAAAAAACAAGGTAAAGGTGTTGGTACTCGAGTTATGGAACAAGTACTTGATCTTGCAGATGATCTTGGTTTAGATGTTACTCTAATACCTACTGCATATAAAAATCAAAATGACCCACAATACTTATCGTTCTTGCGTCAGTGGTATTATGATCTTGGGTTTGATCACAGTGCATTTAGTCCAGTAATGAAATATAAATATGAAACAAAGACCACTTGGTCTGTATAACTAGTATAAACAATAAATAAATAATCAAATGGCAACTAAAAAAAGAATTAGAAAAGATCGAGTTAATGGTATTTATGCATACTCTGACATAGACAAGATGTTTGCAAAGAATTTACAAATCGCACACGAATACATCTGTGATCAGATTGGTGTAGATGTACCATTATTATATGAGCGTAAGCATATATATGGACCAGCAGCACGGTATATGGGTTGTTATAAACCATCAGACACTTTATGTGTCTTTAACTTCTCTGCTAATTATGGTCAAACTCTTAGTAGTGCACTCGAAACTATTGGTCACGAGCTAAGACATGCATTACAATTTCAAGAAGGTTGGTTTAGTGGTCATACTGAACATCGTCAGCGATGGGGTAAAGAATTAAGAGGTGATTGGAAAGGCGAAGAGTATAAAGGTGACTATCTAAATGCACCATGGGAAATAGATGCTCGTGCTTTTCAACAACATTATGGTCAACTAACACACCATTTATTTACTAAAGAAGAATTAAATACAGTTCTTCCAGTTTACAAGGCTAAATATAAATAATTAGTCTTCTAATTTCTTTCTATGTGCTCTGATCCTCATGATATTTAAGACAATACCTGTGAGGATTAGCACTCCTGTTAGTATATCATTCCATGACAACATTGTTGCACCTAAACCACCTAATGTGGTTACGTTAGCTACTGAATCTTTTAGTTCATTCATTATTTTACAGTTGATTCTATAAATTGGCCAGTTATACTAAAACCATTCAATTTACCTTCTTTAATTTGTTTCCAAGTTTCTTGGTTATTTATTTTGTAACTAGTCATCCACGTGCCTTCTGGTACGTTGAATCCCATTGATTTAGATTTATCCATGTCAGGATCTTCGACTATCCAGGATTCAAGCAGTGTGTTCTCTGTGCTAATATTATCGTCGTGGTTAATATCAGTATTATGTTGATTGTTTTCTTCTAAGAATTTTTGTGCAATCTTTTCAACAGTTTCTTTACTAAAATATACATGGAACATATTACCATCTTTATCATATCTTGGGATCATCATTCCAGGCACCATTGCCGGTCCAACTATTTTCATTTGCTCATCATCTGAAAAATGCCATTGACTTGATTCATTAAAAGTCATTCTACCTTCATTTCTTTGATCTTCAGTCATAATACCTGCAACACCTCTTGCTGGTCCTTCTTCTATTACAACATCTCTATTGTCAGCAGTTTTATATGTTCTATATCGGGTCCAAAAATGTCGGCAATATAATCCTCCATGATATTTGAAAATGTCATAACGGGCTTTACCTTTTTCAGCAAATTCACCATTAACACCTTCTGCACTCATTTGGTTAATTTCAGGAAGAGTAAAGAATTTATTTGCATTCATTAGAATAGTACAGAAACGTCTTGTATTATTTGAACGTTCTCCTTCAGTATACTTATATACATAATTAGCTTCAATATCTTCAGTAGTTTTTAATAAATCATTAAGTGCTCCTATACCTGCAATAACTCCATCAGCATCAGCAAATGTTTCTTTAGACATATCTACATAAGATGTTGTCTTTGGATCAAACGTTTTACCAAAATCTGACTGACTAATTAACTCTTCAATTTTATCCATGTGTTCCTCAGTATATTCTAAGGATTTACTTGCTCTAATACTTGCTAATTTAGATTTAGCCCAGTTAACACCAGCGCTTCCACCCCATGCATCCCACATAATACCTCCACATCCTTCTGAATATGGAACATCACTATGTTGTTCATGTCTGGCAAATGATGCCATTCTAGCTATAGTTTCTTCTGAGATAGGTTTACCATCTGCTAATTGTCTTGCTCTTGTCCAGCCAACCTGTGTGCCGCAATCACTACCATTCTCTTCTTTATATTCAATTGCTCTCTTAGCATTATTTCTTGCAGCATCTGGATAATCTGTATAAGATTCAAATTCCATTTCAGCAGAAATAGGAATACAGTTAGGAACTTCTCTACCATCTTTGTTTTTAGTACCATATGCAACATAACCTTCTGTACATGGATTTTCTGGTAAAAACTCTTCAGTCTGTTCAAAAGAACCATAACAAATAGCAGCAGCTTGATCAGATTCGAATCCTTCTTCAATTAAAACAGGTACACATCTACTCACATATTCTTCTTCAGTCTCTCCTGGTTTAACTTCTACAAAATGTTGTGCAGCAAACTTTTGCCATGCAATACCTATTGCGGGTTCTGAGACTAATGACATTATCGAAACACCTAAGTCATCGAATTCTAAATTATCCCAATCTATTAATAACTCTACTATCTTGTTCATATCTTATATATTATAATCTTGCGAGATCGTTTATTTTCTTATCAGCTTCTTGTTGTGATGTAATATCATCCGAGACAACGAAAGCCCTCATAACATTAGCACTACTACTTCCAGTTTGTTCTCCTAATGTTAATACATTGTTTTGTTCTTGTCCTTCAGCTGCACCTGCTAGTGCCAATGCCGGGTCAAATGCTGGTGCTGCTACTTCTGATGGTAATGCAGTTCCTCCACTAGCTCCACCTTTTCCACCTGGTGTTTTAGTAGATAAGATCTTTTTAACATTTGCTAAACCTGCAGCTACAGCAACACCTGCTGCTATACCTTTAATTACTGGACCACCAACTGTTTGTGCATATGCTGATGTTGCTCCCTGATATGTATTGATAACTGATGCAGCTACTGCCGAAGCTTTTTGTACTGCACTTCCTTCTGCACTAAGACTTGCAATAGCACCAAATGCTTGACCTGCCACATTAATTGCAGAGTCTTTTTCTTCTTGTGCCATTTTCTTTTTAAAGTCAGAAGAGGTTTTATCTAACTTCTTTCTTTCGTTAGCAAATTGTTCTTGGATTGCCAATATCTGGTCTGCGGTAGCACCTGCTAATGTAACTTCTGCAATGGCTTTTTCTTCTGCTATACGTAACTCTTCTTGTGCTAATAACATAGCATCATCTATCTTGGCAAGTCTGGCAGCTTCGAGGTATGTTGTCAGGGTCTCTAGGTCTGCCTTTCTTTTATCTTCTGCAATAGTATCAGCTTCATCTGTTTTGGCTTTCTCTGCAGCTGCGAATTCATCTATAATAGCTTGACGTTGTTCAGCGAATAATCTTTCAGCTTCTAACTTTTGTGCTTGAGTTGCTTTGTTAGCATCTAACTCTTCCATCGCTTTCTCTTCCATAGCATCAAACTGTGCTAATGATTGTTCTAACTCATCATCTATTGCTGCTATTCTGAGTGCTTGTAATTGATCTAAGGTAGAACGTTCTTGTGTTATTCTTTCTTCTGCTGCAGCTTTACGTTCATCCGCTGCAGCTTTTCTAATCTCTCTACCAACTTTCTCAGCATCATACTCTACATTTTGTAAAGAAGTAGTTTGTTCAATTAATTGTGCTTGTAGTTCTGCAATTGCTTTTTGTGCTTCTCTACGTTCTTCATAGTTATTTGTAAGTGTTAACTGTGCTTGCGCAGCAGTTAATGCTAGATTAGTTTCTTCAATCTGGTTTTTAGCCAATTGTCTAGTTGCTGCTGTAACTTTATCGAGTGCTTCTATACGATCATCTAAACTAAGAGTTGTATCTTCAAGTATTTTCTTTTGTGCTTCAACTTCTTGATTTAATTTAGCATTCTCTACAATAGTCTTTTTACGTAATTCTGATAATTTCTTTTCTGCATCAAATAAAGTATCTACTGCACTAGTTGCTTCATTTACTGAATCTTTTAAAGTATTGAATGCACCTGAAAAATCACCACTAACTAACAACTTAAGAGCTTTACCAACATTACTGACAATAGCTCCAAGACCTGCCATAACCTTTTTAAGTGCTTTGGCTCCACCTTCTAAGTTAGTAAAGTAATTAACTAATGCAAGAACTAATGGTATTATTAAACCAATACCTGTTGCTGCAATAGCACTCGCAGTAACTTTACCAAATATATTAGCAGATTTAGCAGATAAACCAAATCCTTTGGCAACACCTGACAGACCTTTACTCATAGATGCGAATCCACCTTTAAGATCTTTAAATGATGCACCGAATTCTTTCAGTGTATTTTTAAAATCATCTAGTTTTTTACTAAAGAAACCCTGTTGTTTCTCAGCAGATTTCTCTGCTGCTTCTAGATCATTAACCTTTTTCTTTAGTTCATCTACAGATTTAACTGCGGTCTCTACACCGTTAACCTTAAAACTAATATCAATCTGTTCTTCTGCCATACTATTAAATATAAATTTCTACTCTATTGAATTACGTACATGTGCTGTATGTTGTAACAAAGAATTGTCCTG